ATCTAAAATCATCATATCAAAGTTGTCTAATTCGACACCTTTGGCTTCCCAATCATAAAATTCGAGTTCAAATTCTGCTCTTTCGATGCCGTAGTTTATCCCGGAGTGAGTGAAAGGTACATAAGGTACCGGTTTCCCTTTCTCGTCAACAAATGACTCGGGCAAGTAGCCGGCAGCAAAGTCAGGATTTTCGTCCAATAGGCTTTTAAACTCCTTCCATTCTTGTAACAAAAAGTTATCTTTAGCAACAGCTTTAGATTTACTAAATGCTTCCCATGCGGTCGGCCCCCTAAATTCATGCCACGGTGATACTTTAAAATCTGTATCCCAGTATGTCTTTAGAAGTCGACCTTCCATAAAATCACGGATGCGTTGTCTTGACCCCCCATCAGAACGTAATGTTCCTAGAGATGCAGAACTAGTAGCATCAAATAATCTCGGCACAGGTTGAACGAAGTTTTGACAGAAAGATTCTGCCATAATACCAAAGGACTCTTTGAAGGAATCTTCATCTTGATTGACAAATTGATTAATAGGAGGACGAGAAATAATTTCACCGTGCTTTTTATAAGCTTTGATAACAAAGTCATCACTGACAGTATTACAACCTCTTTTAACGCCTTGAAGATATGATAACCATAAAGATAAGTTTTTCTTATTAGGTTTAAATATTTTATTAGTTAGTGTATTCTGTTGAATACCAGCCCCACCAGCTAGGCGAGACTTTAGCTTTTGATACATCTTTCCACTAAAAATGAGTGGACTACCTTTAAAACCAGGTGGTATAGGAGGTAGTAAATTGTGCAAGAATTTTGCCAACGGATATGCAGTTGCATATTTACAACAAGAAACAAACGCTTTTGCATCTTTGTACCTTTGAAATTCGGGAAATTTCTTTAAAACCGGAAGTTTAAGCTCCACAAGGAGTTCTTCCAAATCCCGTTCTGGCCTTTTATGCCAAAAGACGGCCTCCCCATGCCAACTATGAATAGTGACAAGTCCACCAATAAGATCAGCACGAGTAAAACTACGAAGATCAAAATGATGAGTTAGTACTTCCAACAAAGAACGGAAGAACATAACGGAGTCTAAGA